CCTCTGATCGGTCGTCTTTGGGTTGTGAGATAACTTTTATGTCCCAACGCTTCAAGGCCTCTAGCAAGCCAAATTCCGTGATCAGACTGATGAGATTGCGCAGGGTTATAGTATATTGCCACGTCCATGTATTTACGGTCTCATGGGGGTCAGGCTTGCCGTGGAAAACAACAACACGCTCGTCGCCGCGAAGAGACTGAAGGCAGTGATACTTGAATGAATAAATGCCTTCAATCCGATTCCAATCCTCCCCAAGATACTGATATATAAATTCTTGATCCCCATAAAGAGAACTGACATTCTCTTCTCGGTTTCGGTTGAAAGCTTCCCAGATGTCAGGTCTATGATCCCAAGCCATAACAGAAGACTGTATGCCGCCAAAACCAGACGCCGCCCAATTTGATGGCGCAGAAAAATCGAATTTGTATTGAAAATATTGCTCAAGGTAAATTAAACTCCCAGTGATGATGACGTCAAGATCAAAGTATAAGTTTCTTTTGGTGTCAGAGGCAAATAATTGCATCTTATTCCACCAACCTTCCAAGTTTTTGTCCGGAAAAGGCACGCAATCAATGAAAGGGAGATCTTCATCAGTCATACAACGAAAAATGAATGGGACTCTGAGATTAACTTCCAGAGCCTCTCTCAGCGCATAAACATAAGCGGGACTGTATTTGGTTCCCCAAAACACACACCACACATTCAAAGGTTCTTTATGAGCAATAGGCATGAACAGCCTCCGTGAAGTCTTCTGATTGAAAGTGCGTCAACGCGCTATTTGGCGTGCAGTTGAAAACTTTTATTGCATATTTTTCCGGATCGATAGTTTCCATCGCCTTGATTAATCCTGTAAGCTCGCCATTCGGGCCTGTCTTCGGCCAATGCTGAAGGCAGGGTGGATATTCACCGAAAAAATGACGAGGCTCTTCATAATTTGTGTCTGAGATCTTACCGCCGTATCGCATATCCCAACCTATCAGTAAAAAGGTTCGAATCCCATAGTGGTACGCGAGATTAAAGATCTGCGGCCCTGATCCGTGGTGCGCGTGAATGCAAGAATTAACAACCGAAATTCCGTCTCGCCAGACTTCTCGGATGTATCGAACTTCAGGCCACCTATTGCTAAGAGCGTCCGGACGAGTGGACCACAAGTCGCAATTCATGCCTTCATACCACAAATAATATCTGTCCCAAAACTGCGTGTTGCAACCCAACACAACATCCATTCCCAGCTCTGCGGCTCGGTTGGCCCCAAACAAAGGAACTCCCATTGCACGAGCAAGCTTAACATCAGCCTCATCCAGAGAGGGGCCTGTGCCGACAATAACTCCCAGTCTGTTCTTGCTGCGCTTTCCTGCATACAAGTCTCTAATCATCAAATATTTCGCTCAAAGTATACTTCGGAAAAACATCTAGTTTACTTGTTGGGGAGGCATTGAAAACTTGTTTGTCTTTGGGAAACGTCTTGAATGCATTCTTCTGGCGGGAGTGTTCATTCGGGCCGCGTATTTCCGGTGGGTGGTCGCCGAAGAAATGGCCTGCCGAAAGATCGAGGCCCAACAGAACCACATACTCAGCTCCTAGGAGGAACGCAAGTGTTAATGCTTGGTAAGTGCTGTTGGCAGAGCCGTCTCGCGGCCCGTACTTGATTTGTGTGGGATCAAACCCTCCTCCAAAAGAAGCTGCAACCCCAAACATATCGAGATCTGCAACGATGTGCGGATCTATGAGGTTTTGGCGGTCGGCATCAACTGGATAATACTTTTTGCCGCTGAATTGCGCTTGGACTGCATCTTTGTGATATCGCCACCAACGGTTGTCACACGCATACAAGTAATCGCCATCAGGAAGCAACTTGTATGCGTCGTTGACTAAAATTACTTGGGTGTGTTTGGCCGCTTTTTCGACGCTTTCTTTTTTGAGGCTCGGGCCTGTGGCTGCGACTGTGAATCCTCTTTTTTTTTGAGCTCTCTTTTCAATGCGGGGTCGAGCTTGTTCTGTATAGCTGCGACAGGAGCATCAATGAATTCCGCTGCGCCGCAATCATGCACGAGATGCATGAGAAAGGCTTCCGGATATTGAGAAGAATCAATAATTTCGCCTCTGCTGAAAGAGCCGTGCGGGGTGATGGGGTTGCTTACGAATCTTATTTTCATTTTCCACCTGCAAAAAGAAGCCTCTGACGTTCCAGAGGCTTCTTGGGTTTCGCCGTGAGGCTTTCGATTATAAAGTGCCTGTGATCAGAGACTCTGTGCGATAAACGATCAACGCCAATCGTTCTTCCGCCAAAATGGTAACCATGTTCTTAACAAAGTTATCAGAGTTTTCACGAGAGACTTCAACAGAACTCTGCTCACGATCCTTGATTTCAGCGCCCATTTGGAATGAGCCCAACAGGAAGTTTCCAGACGTCATTGAATTCGTAACAATGACAGGAAGTCCCCAAAGTGGAGAGCCCATAAGCTGACGAGGATTACCAATAACATATCGATCATCCGCACTACCAACTTTGCGAATCTCAATGTCGTACCAATCCTGCGGATTAAGAACGATTGCGTCCGGCATATACTCAGAAACTTGAGCCTGCCGAATTGCGTCACGGATAACGTCAATTTCGTTGGTTGTGTGAGGAGAAGAGCTTTGAACATAAGCTGTTGCTTGAGTTCGCAAGCCGTTCAATTGACCATTGGCTCCTGTGCCATTAAGCAATTGATTCTCTTCGTACAATTTTAAGCCATACACCAGACGACCAGAAATATAACTCATCAGCTGCGGTGCATCGTCAAGAACCTGCTTAGAAGCAGGAATCCAATGCGCCAGCGTCTGAATTGCTTCGTGGGCCAAAGTGAACGTGATGCTCGACTCGGGCTTAGTTACATTTTCAAACTGTTGAGGTGATCCGGCCACGGTTGTTGCCGCGCTATTGGTGAAGACGTTCTCACGAACGAACTCGACCAAGTTGCTGGTGGTTGTTGTGGTCGGCAGCAAATCACGAATGGTCATCATTCGATTCGGAACCGCATTGATTCCAGACAAACGGTCTGAAGGAACCAACGGCTGATTCTGGCCTGTGGCGTTAATGATTGCAGCTTTCATGTCCATGCGCGCAGAACCTTGACGACCTTCCATCAGCGCCTTACACTGATCAGTCTCGAGGAATCGCTTGCCGAGCGCTTCTTGAACATCGTCCGAATCGGTTTCTCCGGCAGTCTTCTGCTGAAGCTCTTGAATGGCGTCTGAAAGGCTGTTCAGTTCTGACGCAATGCCTTCAACAGCCGATTTGGTTTCGGCGGAGAGGGCGTTTGCATTTTTAGCTTCTTCTTCCGCTTTTTCAAAAACAGTCAAAAGTTCGCCGTGCTTTTCAACCAGTGCAGCTTCAAACTTAACAATGTTAAGCGTGCCGTCTGGATCCTGATAACTAACTTGAGTTCCCATTTGGGTTACCTTTGTGGAATGGTGAATATTGAGTCTAAATCTAAAACGCTGGATGGCTTAAAAACAGAGTCACTCTGCTTAAACTTGCGTGTAGCGATGGCCACGGCTAATGACTTGGAGAAGCCTAAATCTCTCAGGTAATGCTCCACGTCCCGATCCGTACACGACTCAAAGTCATGCGGGAAAGAATTTAAATCGAATTTCACACTGTCGATCTTCGCTGCAGGATTAGCAGGAAACGTGACAATTGAAATTTCTTTGAGATTCGCTTTCACAATCTCACGGTCTGGGCCGCCTTCTTCCGGCTCTTCAATCCACATCGCGCCTTTGGCGGGGATCTGAAAGCCGATCGAGAATGCAGGCATGTCATTGTTCTCAACGGCAGACTTCAATGAAGGGCCGTCTCGGTGGCCGAGATTTATCGCACCTTCAACATACAATCCTTGGTCATCTTCTTTCAGAGAGTCAAATCCGCCCACAGGAATTGCATAATGGTCGTGATTAACAAACATCGGAAAGCGTCCGCCGCCTTTGATGGATTCGGCAAAAGCGCCTTTGCGAATAACGTCGCCATCCAGATCCACATTGTCGAATGTGGATGCGTATCCCTTAATCGTCGCCGTTTTGCCGTCTGCGGAACTTTTGATCTCGAAGTTCGCAGACTGAATGGGCAGCGCCTTAAAAACTAATTTTGTACTCATCTTATTGCTTCACAGGTTGTGTGGAATCGGTCTGGGACGAATTACTTTGTAGTGGTATTGTCCCTAATTTGTCCAAAGGAGTCAAGTTGGATTGCGCCGTTAAATCATCAGCCCCATCTATTGCGAGGTCGCCGTTAATCTTTCTGATCTCGTTTCTGGTCTTAATTCCGTTCTGAACCCAACTGGAATGAAGAGCAACTTTGGCCGCTGAATCCATTTTGATGAATCCTGTCACGTCATGGTCGGCGTAGATTCCTCGCTCACGAATCAAAGAATACTTAACTGCGTGCTCCCACTCATCAATGTAATCCTGAAGGGTGAATGTCATGAATGAAAGAAGTTGTTGCTCAAAGCTCGCTGGCCACGCACTGACTGCAGACCCGCCGCCGATCAAGACTTCCGGAACGCCGAAAAATCGAGAGATCTCTGAAACCTGCATCTTTCTCGTCTCGATCATTTGCATCTTGTCCGGCTCAACATCATCCGGCATATACTTCACACCACCTTCCAACAACCAAGGCTTTCCCTTTTCATACGCTGTGGAGCTGATGTTGCCATAAAGTTCTGTCGCTTGCTCACGCTGGACTCTATTCAAAAACGTATCAAACATGAGGTATCCGCCGCCACTCCGACCGGAATGGGCAAACTGCTTGGCTGCGTAAACGTCGGCACTGACTGCCAATCCATAAGCTTCTCGTGCATAATTGTTGCGTTCAAAACCAACCACGCCATCGGAGCCCAACCCTTTCAAGTGCATAATCGATTTGGCTGCATACACCACAAGCCCAGAAGGTGTCTGGTAGTGATAAGTGAGTTCTCCATTCAGCAGCACAGGAGTCATTCGTCCAGGACGCAAAGGATAAATGGAGATCGGCTCACCATTATCACGAAATGTTATCTCTGCATAGGCATTCGCCCAGAGGCATTGCTGCGTTGTTATGGCTTTTCTGAAGTCTCGCGGCTTCATGATTCTATTGGGCCGCCCATCAAAAAGCATTCGCAGAGGATGGTTCCGGCTGACTTCAGTGGAGCCGTCGTCACCGGATCTATAGAATTTCAAAGGCAGTGAACAAACAGAATTCACTATGAGTTGAGTGCAAGCCCAAACGGCAGAAAGCTGCATCGCTCTTTCGTCGCTGACGTTGATGCTTGCGTCCGTGCTCCTCTTTCTTGGGCTTGTGTTCTGGCTGCCGGAGTCGGGTCCTGATAACCCACCAACATTCGTAAATTGGCCTATCAATGTAGAAAATAAATTCAAATTGCTCACTTGTTCACCGAGTTTAAATAATCATCCAGCCCAGAATCTTCCTTGAACATCAATCTGCCAATGCCCATCAACAGAGCAACAGCCCCATCAATTTTGCTCGTGACTAACTGTTTCACAGGCACGAGCAAATCATAAGCGTCCGCCTTTGCGACAAGGTTTCCGCACATCCATTCAAGAACCGGATTCGGGCTGTAGTGAAGACGATTCGAGGTGATAGCGGCCTCCAGCTCATACATAGCTGGAGAAAAGTTTTGCTTGTTCTGCCTAAATTCAACAGTTTGGATCCCCTGCTTCTCAAAGTATTGTGCAAGTTGAACTGCTCTCCAAGGATCATAAACCAATTCACCAACCATATAGCCGGAGAGGTCATCTTCGATGGTTTGCTGAAATTCACCGATGTCCAATTCACTGCCATCAACCGTTTCAAGATAGCCTGCATTAACCCAAGATTCATATTTACCTGTATTCTCGCTGAAAACAGCCTCCTCCGGCAAATAAAATTTAGGAAAAGCGATATAATGCAATTCTCCGTTCCTATACTCGTGAAAAAGGCGCAAAGTGCAGATTATATCGATTTTAGACGCTAAATCGATGACGTATGAACATTCGTGTTGATCAAAATCCTCTATTTTCAGCGTCGGGTCTGCGCACTTCATGAAATCCTCTAGATTCAAAAATGCAGCTGCAGCACCCACCCAAATGTTTAAGTGCTTTCTGCGGAATGTGTTTTGCCGCAAAGGGGAGCGAATCGCTTTTGCCTGTTCATTCCGCAGAAATTCCTTGCTCACAGACACATCAATGTTGGGATTCGCCTTGATCAATGCTTCTTCAGTGGTCCAGTCATCTTCCGGATCCACGCCAAAAATGATGATGAACGCTCTGTCGTCACGAAAAATTCCACTAAGAATGTCGCAGTATTCCAATTCTGCTGTGTGGCAGGGGCCTCCTTGCGTTGATCCTGCTGTGGTGATTTTAAGCATGAGTGGATGTTCTCTAGCACCCATGCCCGTTTCCATGGTGTCAACCAAGTCGTTGGACACGTGTTCGTGATATTCATCAACTATAGCGCAAGAAGGGCTTGATCCGTCTCCAGGATTTCCGATCAGAGGCTCGAACTTGCTGGCGTCTGACAGGATGGCCATATTCTTCGCGTTGATGTCAATATCAAACTGCTCCTGCAATCCTGGAGCGCGCTGGCACATCAATTTGGCAGGCTTGAAAACCTCCCAAGCTTGCTTTTCTGTTGTCGCGCCGGAGTAAACCTCAGCCCCAAACTCATCGTCTTTGAGAAACATATACAGCGCGACGGCTGCTGCTAATAACGACTTGCCATTCTTTCGAGGGATCTTGGCGTATACATCGCGAAACCGTCGCAAACCATGTTCGTCCACAAAGCCAAAAACATTAACGATAATGAAACACTGCCAACCTTCCAGAGTGATTGTGTTTTGGCCGCGTGCCCAACGGCCCTTGGTGTGTGGCAGTTTCTCAATAAACTCGCAAGGGTCTTCTGCCTTTGCGACATCAAAGAACCACGGCCAGTCGTCGCCAGTGCGACCAAGATCGTCAACGAATCGCTGTGAAGCTTGCTTTTCTTGCTTGCACGCAGGCTTTCTTTCGTGGATGACGTCGTACGCATAAATCAGAGCCTTTGTAATATACGGGGCATTCGCGAAAACGCCCAGCAGTGAATCAGAATTTTGGTTTGGCACCGACACCTTTCCCCGCAGGCTTCAAGCCCACTGCGTCAATCGGGGTGAGCCCGAACTTGCCGAACATGGATCGTAATTGGGAGAATTCAGCTGTCGTCATCGGTCTGCTGTGCGTCATGAATGAAACAAAAGCGGACAGCAACTGGCACAACGCAGGGTCGTCATTCTCGCGCTCTCCCTTGAAGTCTCCGAGTGCTTGCCGCAACTCAACTGCATTCACAGCGTCTGCAGCAGCATCGGCTTTCATTCGTGTGACGAGCTTGGCCAAAGCCGCGAGAGCTGTTCTGCTGGAACCGGAAAGCAATCCAGGATAGATTTCTCGCTTCAATTCGCTGAATGTGCGTTTCTCGGCGGTGCTCAAATAAGACGGAGGCCCACCAACCTCGCGATTATCTTCTATCTCGCCTTCACGAGCTTTGATTCGATCCCCGTGGCCTTTTTCTGCGCCGCGTAATTTCAAGATGTTGGTCGGAACCTTATTTGCCATGTCATTCCTCAGTGAATTTATCAGGAGTTGTGTGTGAATGGT